TCGCCTGTGAATGTCTCCCAGCGGTCTATTATTACGTCGCAATATTTCGGGTCAAGTTCAGCCATATAGCATTTTCTGTTTAACTGTTCACAGGCTATTAGTGTGCTACCACTACCACCGAAACAATCTAATACTATGTTTTCCTGTTCCGTAGTTGACGATATTGCTGTCGCTGATAGTTCAACGGGCTTCTGTGTTGGATGCTCATAATCAGATTCTTTATCTTTTCCGATGCTCCAAACACTACCGATACGCTTTCCCTTTATTTCTGCGTTATTGTTCGAACACAAGATTATTTCGTAATCTGTGCCGAATGTATGTTTAAGGTCTCCGATATATCCACCGCCTTTATCCCAGATAATCATGTTGGATAAATCTTGGATAAATCGAAATACTGCTTGAATAATGGCATCCATTTATCTAATACCTTCCAAGTGGTGCATATCATTACAAAGCCTTTTACTCTGCCAAGTAAGTTTGGGAAAAAGTCTAATATTTTATCATCATTCTCCAATACATCAAATTTCTCTGTTTTCACCCGAAAATTGCTTTGATAATTATATCCATACGGCGGGTCAGTAAACACCATGTCAGCCTTTACCCCATCCATAAGCCTATCAACAACCGCAACATCCGTACTGTCGCCGCATATAAGCCTATGCTTTCCGAGTTGCCACAAGTCGCCGCTTTTCGTTCTTGCTTCTGCCGGTTCTTCGGCGTCGTATTCGTCTTCTGTCACTTCTATCGGTTCGGGTTCTTCATCGTCAAAGCCGAACTCTGTCATGTCAAAGTCGAGTATGCCGTCGAGTTCTTCGTCAAGCGCGAGAAAGTCCCACGATGCAAGCTCGTTCGTCTTGTTGTCCGCGAGACGGTACGCTTTCGCCTGTTGCTCTGTAAGGTCTTCAGCAACAAGCACTGGCACTTTTTCAAGTCCTAATCTCTGCGCGGCTTCCCATCTTGTATGTCCGACTATGATGACATTGTCTTTGTCAACGACGATAGGCTGTTTGAAGCCGAACGCTTCGATGCTTTTCGCGACTGCGTCAACTGCGCTCTCGTTGTTTCGTGGGTTGTTTTCATACGGAAATATATCGCCGATATTCTTTTCAATAACTTTCATGTTCTCTCCTTAAATTGCAGCAGTCTTCTTTGTTGAAGTTCACATGCTCGCGCCAGTAGTCATACGCTTGCTGCTCATCTTCGCAGACTGTTATCTGTTTCCAGTTCTTCAGCGCTTTCATGTACTCGATCTTTTTATCGAGTGGTAAATGCTGATAGCCGCCGTCTTTGACTGTGTATTCGCTGTAGTCGATGTCAAAGTGTTTCTTAATGAATGGATTGACGCGCAAGAATTCGACTAAAATCTTGTCGCACTTGACTGCGTTGATGACGTTCATGTCAACAAAGTCAGGTATATACGGCGACAGTCGCAGCTGAACGTCGAAGCCGTCTCGCTGCAGTTTTTCTATCGCCTTTATCCGTTCAGACGGCACGCTCGCTTTCTCATACGTCAGACTTTTCTCGTCGTCTGTCGTCGTGACTGTTATCTGCACGTGAGCAAGCGACTTGTCCATGATGTTTATGTATTCATCGTCTGCGACGAGCGCAGACTTTGTGACAATGAGATAGCCGACGCGCGCTTTGTTCAGTTTCTGTATTGTCTGATAAGTGACGCGTCTTTTCTTTTCGATCGGCTGAAAGCAGTCTGTCATACCGCCAAGTCTGACGATGTCGCCCGCGTTCAGTTTCCGAATCGCGTTTCTGACTTTCTGCATGCTGACGACTGCGGGCGCGTCTGGGTGCCACAGTCCGCGAAAGTCAAGAAGCGACTTCGCGTAACAATAGCCGCAGTCATGCGCACAGCCGCAGCCGTATGTATCAAGTCTCTTTGTATAGTGACAGCGTTCGCCCTCGCCGCCGCCGACGTCTTTGATGAATGATAAGAATTGTTTTTCCATGTAATGAAAGACGCGCGTTTTTCGCGCGCGTCTCCTCGATGATGTTGTAGCAAACAAAAGGGAGCAAATATGCCACTTGTAAAGCACTGCATTTTTTTATCGGTCTCCACCGTTTTAGCCCTTTGGGCTAAATACATTGTACAAAATTTTTTTGTAACTTTGTGTAGCCTATTTGTCAGCGCTTATTGTGTTAAGCGTCGGCTTCGTCTGCGCTTTTCTCTTTCTGCGCTCTTCGTTCGCATAATGCAGATAGCGCTCTGCTTTTTCAAGGTCGTCTTCTGCGCCTGGCTTCTTGCCGTCACGCAGTACATACTTCAGCGTGCAGCCTTTGCAGAAGCCCTGAAACTCTTCGTAAGTCAGCTTTGCTCTCATTATGTCTATTGTTTCGATGCCGCCGTCGCAATAGTGCGCGGGGTGCTTCACATTGTCGTTTTCCATTTTGTTCTCCTTTCTGCAGCGAAGTCTTCGGCGCGGCACTTCGCTGTTGATAGTGTTGAGGAAAGATATTGACAGTTTTTTTGATTGGTATTTCTATCTGCCGCGCCTGTTATCGTTACGCTTTACGCGTCGCGATCTTCTTCAAGCAGAACGAGATTGTCGTCTGCAAATGCTTCGGCAATGAATTCTGCAAGACGTTTGCTTTTGTCGATGCGCTCTTTCTTTTCTTCTTTGCCGTCTTCGTTGTAACTTGTTGCGATGATTGTCATGATGTCTCCTTTCTATATTGACATGCAGCGCAGAAGCGAAAATGCTGGAAAAAAAGTCTTTCTGCTCCGCTCTCGCGGTCTATCTTCAGGAGTGTATTTTGAATTGACTTGTTGCCTCTGCGCTGCAGTTGTCAGCTGTTGAAATACTTCGCGCGGTATAGTTCTATCCAGTCGTCGAGCGATTGAACGACAAGCCACTGCGAATGGTTCTTCTTGAACATGACGACGGGCGTCTCGTCTTCTTTCGCGTCATGCACTGACTGCGCGTATGCGTTCCAGATGTTAAGGCGCTCAACGTTCTTGCATTCGATGTGCACGCCGTCAAGTCCGACGACGTCAGCGTCGCCGTTCGCGCCGCAGTACTGCTGGCCGCGTCTGCAGTCGAAGCCATGATCGCGAAGCGCTTTTGCAAGCGCGCGTTCTCCGCGTTTGCCTTTTTCTCTTGAATTCATGCTGTCGCCTTTCCTTTGTTCAAGTATTCGATAACTGTGCTTTCTGATATTTTCATTTCTTCTGCTATGTCTTTGATGAGCCAGCCGCCGTCATACAGCGCATGCAGTTTGCCTTCGTCGACTTTCGACTTCGCGCCGCTTTTGCTCTTCGGCTTCGGGCCCGGCTTTTTCTTTTCTTCGGGTACGACATAGCCGTTCGATGCGTTCAGCTCTTCTGTCGTCGTGCCGGGGTGCACAGGCATAAGCATGTATATTTGCGCGCCGGTATTTACGCGCGTGATTGCTTCTTCAATGCTCACTTGTAAAAAGTTCATCAATGCTCCTTTCGGGCGGGTCAGGGCAGAGCGTCCCGCCGTCGGTCAATCAAATATGAAACTACTGCTAATACTACTTTAACTTGCTTGCTCTGCCCATGTATCTGTAAGCGCTTGACGCGCGTTTACAGCGTGTTTTGTGTGCTTGTCGATATATTTACAGTCTGTTCAGAGGACAGCCGTCACAGATGTCTTCAAGTCCGTCTTCGCCCATCTGCCTTGGGTATCTGCAATACTTGTCGCAAATGTCTGCTTTGACTTCGTTGACTATTTCGCATACTGTCAGCTGTCTTGGCTTTGCTTTCCATCTGTCGGGCGCTTTGCGTCGCTCGTCTCCGTCCTTCGTACGCTTACATGAATTGCATGGCTCGCCGTAGATAGTGACGCTGTGCTCCCATGAGCTGACAGCGAAGTTCACTTGCGGCACGTCGTCATATATGCAGTTCTCGCAGACGCGCTCGTCTTCTTCTGTGTAGTGTCTCGCTATTTTGTAATACATTATTCGATCACCACCTTTGCGCTTACGGGCATGACATCGTCGTCATAGTCAAAAGAACGCGGTATGCCGTTTTTTAAGCCGACGGCGTTGTATCTGTCTTCAGGCGAACAGCACATTGTCATATACAGTTCGCCTTTATATTCGAAGATTCCGCCCACGGGTATTTCATCGAAGCCGATTTCTGTCGGTCTTTTATCTTCAATCTTCATTTGCTGCACGCTCCTCTCGATTCGGTTTTGTGGCTTTTGTAGTCGATCAACATGCTGTCGATGATTTCTGAACACTCTATGCACAAGTCCCACTTTTTTCTTGTTATGTCAGAGCACACAAGTTCCAGCGTGTTTCTCGTCTCGCGAAGATATTTCTCGTTTCTTGCGTCTTGTTCTAACTCGATTATTCTTTTTCCGCATACGTCGCAGATGCATCTAATTGTTTTCATTTGCTTTGTCTCCCTTCTGTAACTTGCTTTTCTAATCTGCTAAACCTATCAAAACCTTTCAAAGCCTAACAATTTACGTGTCAATTCAACTTGCTTGTAACTTGCTTTTGCAAAGTGTACTTCGCATTATTGATGCCGAAAATGTAAAGTACGGGTTTATTCTTTGCGCTCGCCGTATGAGCAGAAGTCCGTAGGCTCTGTAGCCAACGTGTCTCCGAGTTCTGCCGCAGGATGCCAACAAAACCCCCCTTCGTCATAATGCTTACACCCCTTACAATGAACGATGTCCGTCTGTAGGATTTCTATTATTCCGTCAATGGCTTCTGCATAGTGCCATAATGGTTGGTACTGTATTTGTCCTAAATCATTCTTTAGATTTGACAGCCACTTTACCGCTTCTTCTCTCGTCATTTATTCTCACCTTCTTCGATGTAGCTGACGCGAATATTTTCGATGATTACGTCACTGTCAAGCATGTTTGAAAGTTCTTCAGTCAGCACTCTTTTGATCTCTTCGTCTGTGGGCATTTTCTTCACGCCTTTTGTTATCACTGTAGCGTTGAAATATGTAATTGCTTTCATTTGTCCTCGCCTCTCAAATTAACCTTTAAGAACCTTTAAAAACCTATTAAATGTTCATCTATCGCAGAAGCCAAAACTTGAAACAAAACGGCAAGAAGTAAACACATTAGAACCTCGATTAGCTTGTTCATTTCTCGCCTCTCATATCCGCTCCACAGTTTGGACAGAAGTCCCACTTGCTTTGTCCAAAGCGTATAATTTCTTTCATTAAACACCTGTCACAAATAATTGCATGTTCACCTGTGCGTCTTCCTTTAGAATCATATATTCCGTACATTTTCCAATGACCTTTAGGTCTGTCGGCATATATTATCGTCTTTGGCTCTTTCGGCTCACATGCGCTTATCGGCACAACTCCGCTTTCAAGGTCGACCGTGATTGTCGGGTCTATAGCTCTCACGATTCTGTCTGGGCTTATTCCGCTAACATGAAGCGTGGTTTCGTCTTTCTTCATGGCTTCGATTGCCATGTCGAGCGCTTCTCCGACTTTGTCTTTATTCCATATCGGATTACCGCTCGTCAGATAGTCTCGCACTTCCATGCAAATATCAATCGCTTCACCTTTAGTCATTCGTCCTCTCCTCTCAACTTTTTCGCCAATCGCACGGCGGGTCTGATAAAACGCAATACTCGTTTTTCTGAAACTGGCAATCATCACAGGCGTGCTTCATGCAGTATTGCGCTATGATCTCTAAAGCATCGCCCATCGCTGGCTGTTTCTTTTCGATGTAAACGAGATACGCAAGCAGAGCCACAGTTGCGATCGATAATACTAATTTCAATATGCTCACTTTGCCTCTCCTTTCATATCTGCTCCGCAGTTTGGACAGTAGTTGAACCTACTGCCATATCTAAAACCACAATTTGAACATTCATACGGCAAACATATTTCTTCCCGACAAACAATATCAAGCACTATCCACTCGCCTTTTGCTCTGTCCTCTGACGGCAGATTCTTCAGCGCGTCAAGTGCTCTGTTGCCGACGCCCGCGACGCGCTTCAACGTGTCTATTGCGTCCTGTCTGCTGATAAGGTCAGTTGGTGTATTAGTTGGTATTTCTTCTGAAAGTTGGTGTTTCTCCGGTTCAGAGCTTTCAGTCGTCACTCTTGCGATAACTGACATAACCTGGTCTTTCGGTATCTCGCGTCCGAAAAGCTCGAAGCGTCTCATCAGTTCGATTTTGTCTTTCTCTGTCATGTCTATTTCTCCTTTCTGAAAAAGTCTGACAGCGTGATGCCGAACGCGTCGCAGATTCTGCCGATCGTGAACACTGTCGGGTTCTTGCTTTCTCCGTGCAAGATGCTTTTGATTGTCGACTGCGGTATTCCCGCTTCATGCGCCAGATGATTCACGCTCCAGCGCTTCTTCGTCAGCAGTTCGTTTATCCTGTCGACTGTCTGCTGTGTTATTTCGTGTTGCGTTATTCTCATGTCGTCTCCTTTATAAAGTCGCTTATCTGCATGTCGAAGTGTTCGCACAGACGAAGTATTTCGCCTATCGGTATATGATTCTTATATATCCACTTCGCAATACCCGACTTGCTTTTTCCGATCTCTGCTCCGACTTGTCTGTAAGTAAGCCCGCGCTCTTCGCAGAGTGCGCTCAATGCGTCGGCAGCAGTCTCTTTGTACTTCAATGCTCGCTCCTTTCGTCTAATATCTTTTCGACGCTTCGCAGTGCTCTGTCATGAAGTCTGCCGCGCGTGTAGACTTCGTTCATGTGAATTGTCTGCGCGACTTCGTCCCACTTCTTCAGCTGTATGTATTTCGCATACAGAAGCGAAGCGTGCACGGGATCGCTTACAGCGTTTATCACTTCGACTATCTCGCGACGCTTCGCCCACGCTTCGCGCATTGCTTCGTCGTATGACGCTTTGATGTCAGCGAGTTCGGCTGCGAGCGTTCCCGTCTTGTCAGACACGCCGCTGCCGTGCGGCGTGCCGTCTCCAAGTACGTTGTTGCTGCCGATTTGCGCTTCAAGCGTCATAATTTCGTTTCTGATGCGCTCAAGTTCACTGCCAAGCACTTTGTATTGCTTCAAATACTCTTTTGCTCTCATAGCGTTTTAGAACGGCAAGTCCTCGTCTGTGTCAGTAATATCTTCGAACTGCGGCGGCTGCGTCGTTCTTTCTGCCGGCGTAGTGTCTGACGCTGCCTGTCTGCTCTGTTTGAAGTCGATGAACTCGACGCGCTCTGCGACGACGTCCGTCGTGTAGACTTTCGTGCCGTCGCTCTTTTCGTATGAGCCTGTCTGCAGTCTGCCGTCGATCGCGACACGCGCACCCTTTTCTATATAGCGTTC